AGGTGACCGGTAGACCATCAATACTGATAATGAAAAAGGAAAATGTGAACCAAAGGAATCAGAATTGAAATTAAAAAAGTAAGTGCTGATATGAGACCAGCACCAGAAACGCGAACAGTGATTAGCCCGCGGACGGAAATCTCAGCTGTAGTACCAGCCGGAGTGCCGCCAATATAACCAAGATGCAGATTGGGAATCGGATTTCCCAGAGCAGTGGCTTTTAACTCTCGACCAAAAGAATGGGTCGAGGGTAGAACAATAGTGTCCATTGCCATACCGTACTCTGCTCCAGGCACCAAACCGGCGATAGGGCTATTCAACATTTGCAGATCCTTAACGTCAATAGAATCATTGCCATCAATGGCGTAATAAACGCGTTTCTTGCTGCCTGGAGTGATAATGATAGTGAACTCAAGCGATAGTAATTCAACGGATTCGTATAACGAGAATATCATCTTCCGCCCCATAGTACTTAAATCAACCGTTTTGGTGTTCTGGGTTGAAGTGATACCACCAACAACGAATGGTACAGTGATTGTGCGGGGGGCGGGAGCAGCAGAAACTGACATAGCGGACGCTCCACCCTGGTGTGTAAATGTCTCAGGTGCCCCCATACCTGGAGTAGGGGCCAAGCTAGCATTGGTGGCGCTTAAATTGGACATATTGAAATTAATAGTATGCAGTGATAACGAAAATAGGGTGCTGCCTCTCGATGGCGATCGAAATGCGATTCCATATACTGAGGTTAGAACGTTCCTTTCAGATGGTTGGGTGAAACCACCCGCCTAGCGTGCGCTCGTTACAGTAAATCGAAGCTGCGTCGATTATGGTGCTTTAATGAATGATTAGCAACCTTTCTCACCGCATGCTGTGAGTCTCCTCGTCTTCATGACACCCAACGTGTCCCCTAGACGATCGGCTAGGACAGCTCTAGCAACGGGCTTCCTGACGAAGCGCTAGAACACGCCATTTAATCGGCAAAGCCCGAAAATTAAGTGACTGACCACCTCGCGGTGGGACCATGGGTCAGGGTTTAAAGTGACACGGTTTTCGAATTTGGGAGGCCGTGAACTGCCGTTGATTGCAATTTATACTCGTGCAGCTGGAGTGGTGAAAAGGATTAGAGAGAAAACTTGAATAACTTCTGCGCTGTTAGCAGGAAATGCTCAGCGGTAGCCAATTCTGCATCATAATCGGGTGCCTTGGATCCGGCCTCTCGAATTGAATCTTGTATGGAACGCCAATAATCTGGGTCCGATCGGCCCAAAGCAATCCCATTCTGAGCACGGTGCATGATGACAGTAGTGTCGAAATACACGTCGACGCCACCAAATTGCATACCGCAGAAAGTGAGGCGATCGCCATATTCAGGTTTGGGTTTCATCAACCATTCGTGTGGTTCGAAGTGCATAGCCTTCCGCCAATTGCCGCACACTATTGAATCATCACCTGAAAATCCGCAAGGGGTATGAGCGGGACAATTTAAGGATGCGCCGGTGATAGCGGCATTGACCAATGAATTCACGATCCATGTATACCGATCGCCAGATTCTTGTTTGGGTTTATGAGGACCCAAATGGCTGTATGTGTTCATGCGATCGTAAATGTACAAATCAATATACTGTCTTGGCATCCCTGACATCTCCATTAACCAATCAACAAAAGCAACTGTTGTCCTGTCACACCCGTTATCCCAAGCCGTGTAATCGTTCGCTGTCATTGGGCCCCGCTTCCAATTAGCTTTGTACCAGCGCGACGTATCCGCAGGACTGGCTCGAGCGTGGAGGTAAGTAGTCTTATGAGCGTGTCTGAGGGCCATTCTTTCCAAATATAAGGCATAAGGAGCATCCCTGAACTGCTTGCCGAGTGGAAA